AAATTTAGAATACCATTACCCGCAGCGCCTTTAGAAACAACATATGTTAACTTTATGACATTACCGTCTGCAAGCGCTTGGCTGATAAGTCCGTCGCCAAATTTAACTTCATACTTTCCGTCATCAGTTTCCTTGATATAGTATGCATAAGATTCACGATTCAGATTTACAATTTGGTCAGATCGTGTCCAACCTTGTGATGTTGCGTTTGTAGAAGAAAGTTCTGTTTTTACGACAAGCGTTGATATGTCTGCTTCCGAATTGTTTAGCAGAAATTTTTGATTCGGATTGTTCACATCATAAACGTAAGTTTCAGTCGTAATTATCCCTTCGGTCAATGTTATAGAATCTGTGCTGTAGATACCATTTGACGGGAAAATCGTAACAGGCTCTAGATTGACAAAGTAATATGTTACACCGTCAACAACAGAACTGAATCGTGTTCCGTAAGGAACTGTCACATTTCCAAATGCAGTCCCACTGACAGACACTGTGAGAGATCCTTTAATTTTTGCAGATGTCGTAGACCTAGGGGTGTATCCAAGCGCTGCAGCTAAATTAACAACAGAAGATCTTTTCTGAGCAGTTTCAATAAACGCTTCGTTGAATGCCATGTTAGTATAAAACATATTGTAGTATGTATTATACGACAGCAAATCTAGTAGCGTAGACATACCAGAAGCGTCAAAGTTATAATCTTGAAACTGCGACTGCCCTTTCATATAGGCTTTCAAGTTTTGCTTGATGTCAAAGAACTCTAGCCCGTCTAGTTTTAAATTATTTTCTTCTGCCATTTTAGACTCTGCTTATTAACGTTTCTAATGTTTGGAAAACTCCAGTATCTTTTACTCTGAACTCTACGGTAACCTCAATCCCGTAATCTACAACGTTCGCTTCAATTGCTTGCACAATAGCTCTAGGCTCAAATATTTTTATAGCATCGTGTATCTCTTCAATGATATCAACTTCAGTGAGCGCATCAGCTTGTTTGAACAAATATCTTTTTAGATTAACACCATATTCAGGATCATAAGGTCTTGTTCCAATATCCGTAGCCAACAAATTTCGAAGAGCAAGTTTTACCGACCGCTCATTCGTTACTGGAGTTACGTCTCCAGTGTTGGGATTTGCAACAAAGCTTAGCGCTAGATCCGAATATATTTTAGCCATTATTGTTTAGCTTCTTGAATCTCTTTTCTTAGTTCTTTAGTTACTTTAGCGATTTCTGATAGGGCTTTCCTTGCCCTTGTCGCCGATACTTTGACGCCTTTAGTGAAAAACTTTTCTCGTTCTTGTAAATAAGTCTCGAACAAATTTACTAAAATTTCGTGATTGTCCATAATATTTCCTTAAAAAATTACAAAAAACACTTGACATTTGCTTGACATTGTGTATAATTACAGTGTAGCCGTTTCATTTATTCTATTTATAACAACTCTTATGGTCCTAATGAGTTTTCTATATCGGTGACACGAGTATTCAAGTCATCGAGTGAAGCCAAGATGTCTCTCAATGTTTCCAGCAAGGGGTAGTTCAGAGATTCGGTATCCACCGTTCCTGCAACCGCAATATCACTCCCCGACGATATTAGCACTGCAGTATTTCCAATTACACTAGTATTTCCACTAGAAGTTACTGACGTACTTCCTTGAGGTGATGCTACTGTTGTGTTATTTTCAGTAGATGAAACGTTCATCGCCCCCTTAGAAGAAAGTGTTGTTGTTCCACCAGATGCAAACACAAGATTCTGTGTTATTGTGCCGTAATAGTTTCTGGTATCGACTAAGTAGTCTCCTGCATTTGCATCGGTAGAGCTATCGTTATATGATGTTGATAATAAAATATTACCACCACCTGTTGTTTTTATTCCAATAGGCCCTTCGTTGTTGGTTATTGAAATAGATCCTTTGTCGTTTGTAAGTGTAATTTTAGAGGTTTCAGTTCCCCCAACTAACGCCAAGTTTCCGGAAGTGTTGATAAGCTGAATACTTCCTTTATCTGTAGTTGTGATGATGTTACCAAACTTAGACGTTAGTGTGATGTGCCCGCCTTCTGCTGTGTTATTTGCTTCATTGACTTTTCCTTGGGCAACAAAATTTATTTGTCCGTTGCCTGGAATAGTCATCGTCATTGAGCCGTCGTTGATATCGCTTTTTGCAAAAACTGTTTTGATTCCATTTTCCAAAATTAGATAATCGGAAATAACATCTGGCACTTCAGGATATATTGAATCGGAATACATATCCAATCGGACAAATTTATTTGGAATGGATAACTCAACTCTAGGTTGCTGAGTAATTCCACCTTCAGGATCTAAAACAAATCGAACTGCATCTTTGATGGCTTGTGTGTAACTGTTCCTATTTGTATCCGATTCAATATTTTCATTGAAGTATATTGCTGGATATGTAACATCACTTGGAGCGGACCATTCAAATCCTTCTTCACCTAGATTTGATATTGTGTTGCCTGGAAGAATTCCAAAGACTAAAGGTTCTTGTGAATCACGACCGTCTAAGAAAAATCCTACAACCCAGTCTCCAATTTCAGGTCGACCGTAAGCGCCCATGACATTTGGGGAATGAATGCAGACTGCCCACGGAAGATCTTTTGTCGGAATTTCATCCGTGTGCTTGGGAGGATGATATCCAAATATTCGCACTTGAACACGACCTAAAAGATATGGGTCATAGTTGTCTTCAACAACACCCATCCACCAAACAAAATCGTCTCTTCCTAAAAACATTACCCTACTTCTCCGCCCGTTCCATTATTTTTCTTCAATTTAGCTTTAGAGTTATCAAAAACTTCTTGTGCTGCTTCTTCCACCGCAGCGGTACCATCAGACTTGATAGTATCCGCAATACCTGCGGCTAATTTCTCAGCATCGATATCCAAACCAAGATCTTTAACTCCGGCGGCAACCGCTTTCTTCACTGAGGCTGCTAAACCAGCCATCAAGCTGTTAGCCAAAACTCCAGCATCCGGAATAGCGATTGATGTCGCATTAGCAACAAGGCTTTCAATCTCGCCCAGATTTGGAATCTTACTTTCGTTCACATAGTTTCCTATAATCGCTTCGACTTGTCTTGATGTCATTTCTGCTGGAATTTGATCTCTTAGACCTTTCACTGCTGCGGCTACATCATCCGCATTAGCCAAATTACCTACTTTCACACCTACATATTTTGTCAGATCATTATATAAATCACTTTCCCTAGCCAATGCGTTAGCATTAGTTTCATTTATATATCCAGTAAAGTCTTTGATTGTTGTTGTAAATCTCTCGTCTACAGTTCCACTAAGATTGGCAAATCTTTTATCTGTAAAATCAAATCTAGTATTATAATCTTCTCTAAGTCTATCTTCAAGCGTAAATCTAATGTCTCTTGGAACAACCGCACGTCTAATAGTTGTCGGAGAATATGTAACTTGTGTTTGAGCATTTCTTGCAATTTGCTGTATGTTCAAATTTCCCAAATTGATTGGGGACCAGTTTTCAATCCCCGCTCCTAAAATATTTATTCCAGCTAAACTCTGTGCAATCAGCGCTTGAATTTCTTCGGCTGAAGGAAGATTTGCTAAAATATCAGGATCAATTTCCGGAGTTACAACGCCTCTTTCGTCTGGAGTAAATGGAGGTTCTTCTACTACTATATTATCCAACTCTGCGTCAGTGTATGTAGACTGCGAACTATCTGCAGCAGGGTTGGTTGGTCCGTCGCCTTCTCTTGTTGGCTCATACGGAGTAAATGTAGTAAATGGACTGTCACTCCCGACTTTCACTGCAGTGTCAATGTACAATTCTTCCGGTGTCGGTCGATAATCCTTACCCGCCACTAATCCAATTTCACCTTTTAGTGACTCTCGAACAGATGCTCTAGCTAATTCCAAATGTTTTTTATAAGATGTTGGAGTAATAATATGTCTACACGCAGTAACGAAATATTTTCCGGAGTACATATTATTCTCTGGAACTTCTGAGGTAGACAAATCTAACGAATGAGAAAAATCGCTAGGTAAACTTAGATAGACAATATCACCTGAGCCTACGGAGTTGACACTACCTGGAACTCCTACGTTGATTCTGATACCGGACATTAGTAATGCGCCGTTCATATCATTCTTTACCCAATCCGCTTTCATATGAACCGGATCGTTGATTGCTGGAATGACTAGGCGCTCACCAGGAAGTCCTTGAATTCCGCTGTAGTTACCAAATACACTTTTTTCTGCCAATAATCCATTGACGTAGAAATCGCTTTGGCCTTGAGTATAATCGAATAATGAAGATTTGTATGAACGTTTTGCTATATTGACTGTAGAAACTTTACTTTTATATAACCCCTTATTCATATTTGTGATATGATTGAAGTTATTTTGTAGTTCGACAAACTCAGTTTTCATATATGTTTCAGCGCCTGCTGGAACAACGTAATCAAATTGAGGTGAATATGATATTCTATAGATACCTTCTTCCGTAAAGTTAGGTGATGATTTTTTCGAGAGGTCTCTAAGATTTTTGATTCCAGCGAACACTTTCATACCATTACTACGAAATCCGTTCGCCGCACGTTCGAAAAATAAATAGTAATCACCTGTAGCACACGCACGTTTTGCTAAGTAATTGATTGCTTGTATCGGATTATATCCCGGCGATATGAAAGTTTTGTTGAACGTGAGGATGCCGCTATCTTTTATATTTAAATCTTGAGATGGGCTGAGACCCATATCTTCAACAAATGATTTTACGACTTTGGATATATTTCGCTCTTCACCAAAAGACTTTGTGATTCTTCTTTTTTGAGATTCGATAGTACTTTTAGTTGTAAACTCTAATTTATATGTGATAGAGTTGTTGGCGTCAAATTTGCCTTTGCTAATAGTGTGAACAATTAAATCATTTCTATATAAAACTACATCCGTAGTTCCCGGCTTAAACAGTCGGAATCTAATAATTTCTCCGCCGGTCAATTGAAACTTTTCTAGGCCGCCTGATATGTCTCTTATTTGACAGAATCCAGAGATCGAAGGATTGAAAATATCTTCGTATATTTCTATGACTTCCATAGAATCAACGATATCAATTTCGGTACCGTCCCTAAGCGTTAGACTAAAAAAATCTACGCTGAACGTGTCTGCGATATATTCATCTAACTGAAATTCTCTATCAGAAGTTTGCTTTGCGAGATTGGGGAATCTAGCCGCCGGCTGATAGTTGGGTAATACTGCCATTATTAATTGCCCGAAGAGTTCAATATTTCTTGTATAGCGGTTTCCATTCTAGGAATAATTGAAGGTAACAATACTCGTATTTCTTTTTTCTTATTATTTAATTCTTCTTCGTATGCATAGTTTGACAAAGCGTATTTCCTATTATCGTCTACTGTTTGCCAGTAATCTAAGCTCATTTGCACACCATCACCGTCAAACCAATAAGATGAAGTTGCTTTTGATGCCGCAACAGATCCATATTTATCCTCAATATACTTAATAAATTGTTTGTTGGATCTAGGCCACTCTTCAAATATATTATGTATTTCATTTATTAGTAGTATAGTATAAGCATATGTAGGCTTGCTGTACAACTTATAAGAAATGTGTTCCGGAAGTTCGCCGTCCTGAATAAAATATGATCTAGCACTAAGTAAGCTGGTTCTTTTCACGTATTCGGTAACTTTGATTCGCTTTGTAATATCGATAGCAGTCAATGAATCGTAGTCATCAACTGCATATTCGAATTTAGGATAAAATTTAAACACTATGCAAGTCTCCGGCTTTCGTGTCTAGCTGCATCTTGCTCATCACCCAACACTCTTGGAGTGATTTCAATCAAACTTAAAGTCAGAGCAGTTTCTGTTGGATAACCATCTTCATGGAAAGTCATTTTCTGACCGCCATAGTCTGATGTGACAGATTCAATCACACAGGGCTTACTTCTATAGAGAAAATCTACACCACCCTCAGGTCGATAAAATATCATATCAAACTGTACCAAATGTGGATATCCAAACAAGAACGTTGCGCCGTCACCTAATAATGCATCGTTAGTGCTTGGAACTGATGGTGCTGCAGCTAAACGAAATGCACTTACGATATTTTTTATATGCTTTGCTTCATCAGCACTTCTAGGTCGCATCATAAAAGGTATTCCATATCTTCTAAATCCTGGTCCTTTATATAACATTTGGGACATAGGATTAAGCGCTTGTCTTCTAGAAAATTCATATTGCCCTATGTTACCTAAGCCGGCAGAACCAGCAAATCCCAATGCGTTCTGTAATCCAGCTTCAAGAGAATATTGTAGCGCTTGAGCAGCGGTCATCGTAAAATTACTTGCGTCAAACCCATCTCCGCCTTCAGATGCTGCTTTACTATATGCTCCGGTGGCAACGGTATTGTATATATTTTCATTACCGCTTCCGGCACCAAAGATAGCATCACCTTTTATATATTCTGCTGCCTGATTTATATTGAATTGCGGAGGAAGTTTTATTTTTACGTTCGGTGCTTCTGTTATTTTTCCACCGAATGCATCTAAAAATTTGAATCGTGCAAACGCTACGTTGAAATCATCATTGCTTAGAGGATACTGCAATTCATCTTTTAAAGTTAATGCTTTGTAACGTTGGATATTCTGCATGGATCCGCCTTGAGATATGGGCCATCCAGAGTTATTGGGGAATGCTATATCTTCCCCATCTGCGGTTATTGCAAACACAGTGCGTGCCATTTTGCAGTCCTAAATAAGAGTTATCGATCAATTATTTATAATAAAAATATGACATATCGTGGATACAAAGGTAAATATACCCCCAAAAACTATATGAAATACGAAGGAGATCCTACAAATATAATTTATCGAAGCTTGTTAGAACGGAAATTTATGCAATGGTGCGATAGAAACGAGCAAATAATAAAATGGTCAAGTGAGGAAGTTGTCATACCATACAAATCTCCCGTAGATAATCGTCATCATCGATACTTTGTGGATTTCAAGATTAAGTACAGAGATAAGTCCGGAAAAACTCGTGTGATACTAATTGAAGTGAAACCTTATCAAAAAACTATGCCTCCAGAAAAGAAAACTAAGAAAACAAAGCGATATATTCAAGAAGTTATGGAATGGGGTGTCAATGATGCTAAATGGAGAGCAGCGATTGATTATTGTAAAGATAGAAATTGGGAATTTAAGATTTTAACTGAAAAAGATTTGTCATAACTGTTATAAATAGATATATGTTAATTTTCAAAGAACTCATTTACAACGGCGTTCGAGCTGGTCAAGTTCCCGCAAGGACTAAAGCCGCTCGCACATGGTATCGTGACGCTGCGGCTCAAGCGACAGGTAATTATAGACCTAGCAATGTTGTTAAGCAGTTTTCTGAAAAGAAAAGGGTTGGAAGACCTGAACCTGGATATATGTACGCTTTCAAGTATGATCCAAAGTTCAAGAAAACTTTGCCGTACTATGATATGTTTCCTTTGATTTTCCCCATCGATTTTTATGGTGACGGATTTCTCGGGATCAATTTTCATTATTTACCTTTGCCACTTAGGGCAAAGTTGATGGATGCTTTGTATTCGTTATCGACGGATAAACGATATGACGAAGAAACAAAATTGGTTGCTACGTACCAAACTCTGAATAAAGCATCTAAATATGCTGCATTTAGACCTACAGTAAAACGATATCTTTATCAAAATGTAAAGACGCCGTTTCTAGAAATTACTGCTGCGGAATGGGATATTGCACTGTTTCTTCCAATGGAAAGTTTCAAGAAAGCATCGACGGATGAAGTTTGGAAAGACAGTAGATCTATTATTAAAGGAAAAAGATAAATGGCAGTTTTCAACACATCGGCTTTTGTTGATTCGGTTCAAATAGTAAGACCAAATTTATTTGAAGCATATCTGATAGTTCCTTCTAAATTGAAATCTGCTATGAACTATGGAGATCCTGGTGTAATAGGAAGTTTATCAAATGGCTTTTGGTCATTGGGTGTACAATTTAGTGCAAACACTGCGGGATCTTTTCCTTTTAGATGTGAGGCTACCGAATTGCCCGGAAGAACTGTTAATGGAATTGATATTGATGAATTTGGGCCTGCATTCAGAAAGGCAACTGAAGTAGTTTACAA